GCATTGGATTAGCAACAGTTTGAAGAAGCGCGGTAAGTCTCTGACTGCGGACTTCTTTTTGCATAACCGCTGAAGTGCCTTGTGGCTTAATTTCAAGATCACCAATAATCTCAGGGCGCTCTTCATTAAACTGCATATTCCAGAAGAACATGCTCTCTCCAAGGGGCTTAAGAAGAAAATCATCAACATTTTTAATAACCGTTTTAACGCTGAGATTTGCACCGCCCATCAGCATACTAAGCCCTGCAGCGGTACGGCCAGTACCTGAAACGCCTGTCTGCCCGTGCATAATGCTGGGAAGGCCAGTTTCTTCATCGGCTAACTGCCGTGCAGCCTGATACATCTGGATGTTTTCACCAGCAGTGTTGGGAAACTTAACAGCGTTAATAGCTGTGCCTGTAACTCCTGACTGCCGCCTGAACACCTTACCCGGATAGATGTCATAGTTCTGACCGGGGACTAATGAGGCTTCATCCACATCAAAGACTACATTGCCCGCAAGAGCCAAGTTATCAATAGCCATACGGATATGACCATTCATAAGAAGCTGGGCATCTTCCATGTTCTCAGGAACACCCACACCGAATAGCTGGTACGGGTTAATTTCGTAGGGAGTGGCAAAGTAAGGCATACGATAAGGTACAAAGGGATTCATAACAAGGCGAAGTACGCGATTGCCACAAACCCAGACATTTACAGGAAACTCTGTAAGGTCATCCATTTCTATAGGAAGACCCATCTCCTGCACTAAGGCGTAATCTAAGTTACCCCAGTACTCTAAAACTTCAAAACGCTCTGTATCACTAACCGACTCAAGATTTTCGCTACGAATGGTATCTTCAAAATACTTTTCATCGTAGTTTGGGCCTACATCCAAACAACCAGCAACAGCTTCAGGATCAAAGAAGGGTTTGTCCATAAGGTCACGCATCTGTGACCTGTTCAACCTATGCCGCTGTATTACATATGAGCAGTCTTCAATGCTAGTACCAGAAGGGTCAGGGTAGAAGTTCCAACAAGACACGGACTCAAGCCGTGGAACAAGCTTTTTAGAGGGGCTATACGTTTTTTCTGCATCCCATCTATGTACTGTCTTATTTTCATTTAGCGGCCCCTTTACAATACCTGTTCCAAGTAGCGCACACTCAAACAAGGAATGCCGCAGAATATTAGTGGCATTGTTCTCATGTAGCTGATCATGAATTTCCTTTTCCATAAGACGCGCTGCTTCTCTAGCAGGGCTAATCTGAGGTTCACCCATCTTGCTAGGGCCTTCTTTCAGGTCAGCCCCTTCATACTTACCGGCCAATCCACCCAGAGGAGAAGCCTCAGTAGCGCCGGGGGGCAGATCTCTGCCATCCCCCGGAAACCCGTAAGGGTTTTCTACAGGAGGCGGGGCGGATTGGCCCTGTATGTTTAGATGTGCAAACTCAGCAATGCCCTCTGGAATAGGGCTAGACTCTACTACAATGGGGAACTTTTTACTGGCGAATAGTATGTCTATTAATTGCCCATATGCAGCAAGAACTTTAGTTTTGGTAATCTTAATGAAAACCTTACTATTCTCTGACTCTCTAAACTGAGTGCTAGAGTCGTAGATACCCCGAAAGTTCTTATACGCTTTTAGCCAGCGCTGTTCATGCTGATACCTACCAGTTTCAGCCTCTTGAAACTTAGACTTAACAACACCAACAATATTAGTTGCTGCCTCGTCTACAAGAGCCACCGCTGGAATGTCGCCTAAAGGATTATCGGGCATAGCCTATTCCTAAGTCTTAGTAGTCTTTTTCGTTTGCCATTTTGAAGACAGCAGGATCAACGCCATTGTCCGCATTAGCCTTACGCGGCATATCAACCTGCAGCGCATCACGGTCGGTCGGACCTGCAATCATTGAGTCGTGGGCTTCCCGATACAGGGCTGCTTCAGGCGCAGCACTAAGCTCGCCCTGCTTCTTCATCATACCCATAATGTAATCTTTACCATATTCGTACATAGTCTTTTTCCTTTTTGTTAATCCATGCTTAAAAAGCCGCGTGGGCCTTTTAAAACTTTAGTTGCTTCTTCTTTTTCTATAGCGCCAAAAGCTTGTTCATCAGCACTAGTATAACGCTTGTACTCTTCTTCTTCTCTATCCGCTTTTATCTCTGATAGTGCGGATCTTGCCGTGGGAGTAGACCCTACCATTGCTGCTACAGGGTCTGAACTGGTTAGCACATCTGCCGCTGCTACAAAGGGCAAAGCCTTTATTGCTTTTCTTCCGCCGCTTTTAAGCAGGTCTGAGAATCTTCTTTTTTCAGGAATCTCTTTTTTTGTGTAATCGCCGCTGCCGATAAGCTCATCCAACGTCTTGGGCTTTACCGGCTCTACATAGGGATTAGGACTTGCGCTTAATTTGCCTATCACAAGAGGCTCATTAGAATCGCCCGTACCCAGTGATTTAAGACCTTCCTTATAAAACTTAGGGCTAGGCTTTACATATTCAGGAACATCTACATCCGATATTCGGGAAGGGCCTAACTTTTCTGAAACCTTGGTATCTGCCTCTAAAACGCCATTGAAATATAAGTAATCTTTAACATCCTGCATGGAGTCCATAGAAACTTTAGGATCTATCTTCCTAGCTTCCTGCATGATGCTCTTAAACAGGTTTTTCTTTTCTTCGGAAGGGGCTTCCATAACTTTCCCCATAGCTTCTTTAAAAACATTAACATCTCGTCGGCTAATTATAGCGCCGGATGCTCTGCGGGAAACGTCTCTTCTATTAGGCTCTACAGTCTCGCCGCTACCAGTAGACAGGGTTTCTTGCATAGTGGCAGGAAGATTTGCTGCTCTTGCCTCTGCTCTTTCAGGGGCTAGCCGTTTTCTTTCCCCTGCCTGTATTTCTTGTGTTAGTGGTTGAGCAGCAAAAGAGGGAAGTTTAATAGTTTCTAAAGCTTCTAATGCTAAACTGCTTAGTCTGTAATTATAAGGTCTAATACGCTCTTTGTCAAGAACTATTTTACCTTCTCTATCTCTACCCACTACTGTAGGTACTCCACCACTCTCTTTTATATCGAGTAGTCTCTTTCCTTCCGCTGACCTCCTGTTACGTCCCTGCTTAGGGATTCTGTTAAAGTCAGCATCTAATGACTTAAAGCCGGGGTCACCGTCTTCGAGAAAACCCGCATCGAACAGAGCTTGTTCATATATCTTTGCTTCGTTCAGGCTCTTCTCTGTGCCGCCTATCCCATCAGGAAAGTAGCGATCTACTAAAGACTCAACGTCCCGTTTAGCAACAGTATCTTTAGCCGCAATCCTTGCAGCTTCAAGCCTCTTCTGAAGCTCAACAAAGGCTCCTTGAGTCGTTCTACCTGTATCCTTCATAAGGCGAAGGATAAGACCAGCACCTTCTGATGTAATAGTTATTGGCTTTGTTACGCCTAACTGCTTTAACCTTGCTTCTGGTAAGCCTGTAGTATTACTACGAAGCTGAGTACCCGGCTCTAGACCAGCCTTAGCTTCACCAAAAGTGTTTCTTCCTGCATCATCAACCATGATTAATAACCAAAGGTAGAATCAAAGGGTTTAGGTTTTGCTTCTTTCATCTTATTCATCATACTGTTAATAGTGAGGTGGCCCCGTGCGCGAGTCATACACATATAGCGCAGAGCATCATAGGCATGGTCATCTGCTTTTGTATCTACATCTTCAGGGTTAGTCTTGGACAGGGGAATGCCGGATAAAGTGCGAATAAGATGAGTACAGGTGGACAGCACTTTTATTCTTGGCAGGTTTGAAATGGGGTCTATCTGCAATCTGCGATGCAACTCCATCTTACCTGCCATTCTATTTCTATCAGAAGGAGTAAACCTAGCCCCGCATCTTATAAGCGTCTCTGCAATGGAAGGACCGCTGCCCGTCTTATTCCAACAGGAAGCATCCAACACAGAGTAGTACATGTTTGGATCTTTTCCCTCTAGCGCGGTGATAGTATGGGCTAACTGCTCTGCATTTTGACCGCTACCATAAAACTCACGGTATATCCACAGGGTATCATCCCAATCAATAGCCCCCCACAGGACACAAGAAGGGGCAGCATAGCCATAATCCGCTGCTCTTACCCGTAACCAGCCCGCAGGTATTTGCATCTGTGACGCATCCACAACGTGAACATTGCGAGAAAACTCAGGAAACGCCGCTCCCTCCGCGACATCCCAATCCCCTTCTAAAAGTCGTCTTCTCTCAACTTCTGGGAGCGACCGTAGCATAGCTTCATATTCGCCAGTTTCTGCTAGGTAGGGGTTATCAGTCAACCGCGCTGGAATAAACTTACGAAGAAAGAGCGGTTGACCTGCTTTACCGTTCGTTGCTGTGTCAGGCCATAAAAGAGCATTGCCTGTGTCTACATCAGTTGCTGCAAAAGGGGCGTTAGCCGGGGCAGGATCAATGTACATCTTCTTGACCCACCAGCCGCCTACCCCACCGGGGTTTCCTGTGCAACGCATATATGAATTTATTTCAGGATCTGTTGTACGAAGTCTGGAACGCAGATATTCCCATACAAAAGGTGTGGGATAATGCGTAATCTCATCAATGCCTATCCACGTAAAAGCCTGACCCTGATAGCGAGTTACATCTTTGTCTTTGTCGAGGTAGGAGAACCAAGCCGTAGCTCCAGAGGGGAATTGCCACATTGCTTTTGCTTCTCTGAACGTGGCCCCCGGAAAAGCTCTAGGATATAGTTGCTTACTCTTGTCAACCAGTTCTGTAAGTTCATCCAATGTGCGACGAATAATAAGGGCGCGATGATTGGGGTTATCACAATAACGCAGGAGATCAGCAAGAAGAGCATAAGACTTCCCCCCGCCAGCAGCACCGCCGTAAAACACATCCCTTTCAGGACTTGCCAAAAAGTCAGTCTGAGGCCCCGCGTTGGGCTTGAAGATAACTTCTGCTTCATCCTCAACTAACTCCCTTACTTTTTTTGGTACACTAGTAAGTACGCCTTCGTCAATTACTCTTGCCCCTTCGGGATTAAAAAGGGCCTGTTCAACTTTTTTTATGTTATCTTTTTTAGCTTTAGCGCTAGCAGCCTTTAGCTGGGCCTTCTTCGTTGCTCTGTTAGCATTCAGTATAGCCGTCTGAGAGGCTCTCCTAGCCTTCTCACGGGCGGACATGTTGTAGTTGCCCTTTACCCCCTTGGCTAGCTTAGGACGGCCCACAGCACGCTTTACAGGCTCCTCAGTGGCGTTAGCTTTGTCAACCATTACTTTAGTCTTGGTTTCCTTGGTGAGTTTGAATATTGTTTGACGTGACCGCCCTTTGCAAACTTTGCCTTACCGCGTATACCTGCGTAGGCATTACCTGACCTGTCAACTCTACCTGAAACGGACATATCAAAAGGCCCTGCCTTACCCAAGTTGCGTTGGGCTGAGATACTTCTAGAATCCACATCAACTCTCGTATCAGGGTCTTCATAAAAAGCACTAGCGGTTTCTGGATTGTTGAAGTCAGGCATTTTAAGACCCGCCCTACCTCTGCCAACAGGGGCTGATACACTTGCTCCGGGTTTGTTTACAGAGCCTGTAAACTCCGCCTTTATTTTCTTAGGAATGAGGCCAACATACTTTATAAGAGCATTAGCCATTTCAGAAGTAACTTCGCTATCCTGTCCCTTGCTGTACAGATCTTGCGCTTTAATCGCTAGAGTTGTCATCGTGACAGCATCTTCAACTGTTACTTTCTTACCAGATGTTGTTCCTGCAAGATCTTCAGGAGAAATCTTAAACAGGGTTTTATTCAGAAGCTCTTGACCGTTAGGAGATTTAGCAATAGCCTTAGCTATTTTAAAGGTAGTATCTACTAGCTGATCCTGCGTGGGTTTATCATTGGACGCCATTTTACGTGCCTATATCTTTTTGGCTGGGGATTAGCCCGCTATTAAAGGCAAAACCCCCTGCTACCACTGCTTCAGCGTCCAACGAGGATTGCTGATGAATGGTGACTTTTTTATAGCGCTTACCATACTGCTTGTTATAGCACAGGTAGCTATTCGGTTTCTCAGTGCGGGATAGATCAATCTGTACGTACAAATTAATCATTATTTATAATAATAGGCTCTTGCTGCCCTGCTTTAGAGGGGAGAAGGACTACTCCGTGAAGCGCAGTT